GTAGCTGTGCAGCCAACTAATGTTACGATATCGCCAACCGCTAGAGGCGTGCTTGAGTGTACTGAAGAAGTGATAGCAATTGTTACTACGTTAGTAGTTGTATTAGCTCTGCTAATACCAGTTAACGTACCGCCAACTATAGCTGGACCCGCAACGCCACCAAGAGTAATACCTGCTGTATCAATATTCTTAGCAGACATTAGAGCGTTCCAAAGAACTTTTTCTTCTGCTGTTACCGCACCTGCGTTGAAGAATGGTCTGATATATGTAGAGAATGAGTAATCAACTGGGTCTTTTGAAACGTTGAATGTTCTTTGACCACGAGAAGGTGTATCACCAGCTTCTTTTACCTGAATACTTTGAGTTTGAGTTGTTTGTTTGAAACTGAAACCATCCAATACCTGTAACTCTACAGTATTAGACGGTGTGAATGTTGCTCCTGAAGTAGGAATGTTCCCACTTACGGCATCCACGTTAGTAGTAAAGAAAACTCGCGCGTTCCTTACTAGATTAAATTCTTGTGCCATTTTATTTCCTTATTTTGGTGTATTAATTAGATAACCAACATGATAATTATCAGTATCGTACCTATAATACTTGATATTGAACGCTAATATTTACTTCACCTACTCCGTAAGGGGCTAGCAGACCCTCATCGGTTACAATATGTTTAATCTTCATGTCAGCTGTTTGACGTCCAGTATCGTACTCTAATCTTAGGCTGTCATTAATAACTTTCTCTACATCAGTTATAAGGTTCTCTAAACTTGGTTGTGGGTCGTCACCATTCTTAACATAAAGCTTTAAAGAAACACTGTAATGTCCCCATACGAAACCTGCTGGTAAGTACTCACGTTCCTCTTGCCCGCCAACTACGCATACTGTAGGAAACTGATTTACTTCGTCCCAAAATTTATGCCTTGATGTTACAGACTCACCTAAGTCGCTATTATACCCATTATCGGTACTAACTGACTTTAGTTTAGTTACCAAGGCTTCTACTATTCTTGTTCTAGCACTCATGTTGGGATTGCCTTAAGTCTTGAACTAGCTATCTCTTGTGCTAGCTGCCTTATACTCTTGCCTATTAATAACCTAGGATCTCTACTTAAGGGTAGTCCCTGCTTAAAGCCTGGTTCAAAGGTTTGGTAAGGATAATGCATGTATGTGTAAAAAGCAACTAGTGTACCTTCTTTCGTTCTACTAAGTTGGTTAATAATTGCGCTTTGGGCAAACCTGCCAGTTCTATAATTAAGTATAGCTTTGGCGTTACCTTTACCCATATTTATTTTTATCTGCTCCGCTAGCTTATTGTTCAGTAGATCTTTCAAGGTAAATAGGCTTATAAACCTACCTGAAGGGCCGCGCAACCTAGTAGAGGTCTTGTTTGCTGACTCCTTGGTTACCTTTTTTGGCTTCTGTTTAGGAGTATTTCCAACAATTAAATCTGTGAATAATTTGTTTATGTCAGCCAACATATCAGGCTGTACTATTTCTTTACTTCCTGATCTTACAGCAGATCGCACTAGCTTAGCGTCCTCAGGGTTTACTGTAACAGTTATTCTTCTGATTACATCCTGTTTTTCGCTGATGGATGAGTACTCCGATACTTTATCTATACTACCAAATTCTTTTAGATCATCTGTAGATGATTTTAGCAGCTCAGATAACTTACCAAATATGCTATCTGAAAGCTTGCTCATAGATCCAGCCTGTATAAGTCTAGTATTCTACGAATGTGTGCTGGTAGCGTAGTATTCATTACATATTCTATCTGAGCGTTATTAGCGCCTGGAGCTCTAGAGGACTTCACAGCCATCTCTGCTTTTTGATAATACATAACTAAATCCATAACAGCCAGTTTTAAATCCTCTGGAGCTTTAGGGTATCCACCAGTATAAGTAACCTTTAGTACGTTTACTTTCTTACCAGTGTAGGACGGGTTTATGATATCTAACGTCCCAAATTCTTGGTCTATAACATAATCGTCGAACTCTACTAAACTGGTATAGTTTCTACCATAGTCTAAAGAGAACTCCACTGAGCTAACTTCTGCTATAGGCATTTCTACTAAAGATAGAGGTTTTGTACTATCACCAAACACTTCTGTTTTTTCTGTAGTGTAGTAGTCTACTAGGGTTCTACCTATGTAGGTTTTTACTAAAGTGCTGGCTTTTGTTATTAGTAGGTTTAGTTCTGAGTCTTCGGTACTATTGGTAATACCTTTATATGCTTTTACTTCTGATAAGCTTACTAAATTAGTTGCCATTTTATATCCTTTACTATTTTATAAGCACACAGTATGCGCTTATAAAATAGTAGGGCTTTCGCCCCACTATTTAATTACTTAATATTAAGCTGTCCAAGTCAACTTAGATACGCCTTGACCTTGTGTAGAAGTCAACTGAGTCATACCAGTACGTAGAGAAGCTACTAGGATGTTACGTTGATTTTCTGCGTCAGATTGTGTATCGAAACGTAGACCGCGTTGGTTACCAGCGATAAAGTTGCTAGTATTAACGGCGATAGCACCGATCTTAGTAGCTGCTTTGTCTTCGAATTCACCAGATACGATAACTGGAGAGTTACCTATTTGACCAATTTGACCAGTTAATAGAGTAGCTTGTGTACCTACTTGGTTCATTGTTTGGAACACTGGATCATCTAGCAAGTCGTAGTAAACGTCTTGAGAAACAACATAAGTTACTTCTGAAGGATCTAGACCGAAGATACCAAGGTTTTTACGCATTTCACGTAGTTTAGCTACTGTGATTGCTGTGCCTACTGCGCTAGTAGTATTAGCTGTAGCGTATGCTGCTAAACCTTTTACTGGATCTGCACCAGCACCAGCACCACGTAAGAATGCTAAATCAACTGAGCGAGCCACACGACGTACCATTGCATCACGAATGATTGGTAGAAGAACTAACAATGAGTCTTCTTCTTCTTCGTATGCTAAGTATTCTTTTGTAGAAACTTTGTACGCACTAAGTGTGATTTCCGCTAATTGGTGAGTTTGAGCCGCACCTGAAGAGTTCGATGTACCAAATTGTGCGTTAGTTACCCATGTACCTAAACCAGCAATTGGGTTCAATGGCATCTTCATAACGTTAGTTTGCATCGCAACTTGACGTACTAAAGATTGAACTACCAAACGTCTACGGATTTCATTTTCCATATTCAAGGAAACTTGTTGTTCCCATGGTACTGCGCCTGGAACGTGAGCACCGGCTTTTTCTAGCAATTGCTTACCGAACTTAGTATCGCCAATAGCTGATTTGTTCATGAAAGTTTTCAATAGAACAGCAGTTTCGATTTCTTTGTCGTTAAGTGCTTTTTCTACGTCACCAGTCATATCGAACTTCATTTTTGACTTAGTGATAACTTCTAATTCAGCTGCTTTTTCTTTGATAGATGCTTGCAATCCCTCAAGAACGGATTTAGATGTAGCTTCTTGGTCAGCGAAACGCTTTTCGATTTCTGCCAATAGCTTTTCTGCGCCTGATTCAGCTGTCTTAACAGTAGCTGCTACAGTTGCTGTAATTTTGTCGTTGAGTGCTTTTTCTGCTGCGACAGTAGCAGCTTTTTGAGCTTCGATAGCATCGCGCTCTGCATTTGCTTTTGCTACTGCTTCAGCTGTTGCTTTAGCTACCATAGCTTGAATTTCTAATTCGTCCATTTTTGTAATTCCTTTGGTTTGTTTATTTGTAATTTGCGTATTAGGTTCTTGACTATTATCAAGGGTAGCCTTTGTGGCAAACTGGTTTTTAAAACTTTCGAGGTCTACACTAGACTCAAAAGACTTTGCTAAGGAGAACAAGCTCTCCTGATTGCATGGTACGCTTACAACAGATATTTCCATTAATTCAATTGCTTTAATAACGAATATATCAGCTACAGAGTCATACGTAGCATCACTAACTCTAAATCCTACACTAAAGGCAGTTAAAATACCATCTTTAATAAGATCGTACACTTCCTTAGCTGCTGGACTAATTCTTACTCTTACCCATAGACCTTTCGCGTCTATTCTATGCTCTACCATTCTACCGATTGGATCATCGTGGTCATGATAGGCTAGTATTACAGGGTTTTTTAGATAGTTTACCATTCCGGCTGACCATGCACTAGCTAATATAATATCGCCAGCTCTGTCAGTATCTACTGTGTTTGCGTATCCTTCAATAAAAATTGACTGATCCGTGTCCATAGTATCGGATTTGGTAAAAGTACTATCAAGATACAGTACCTTTTTGTTATCCATACATTGCCATTCTCACCCTTCTAAAGTTTACTATTTCCTAAATTAGGAGATAATTTTTCGTATGTTTTAATATTACTAATTATACTAGTTGAGTTGGCGAGGGTCAATGATGAAATTTTTCCAGCATTATAAAAATTTCATATTTGACTTTGGGCAGCATTTGGAATATACTCTTAATCAGTGCAGTACTTTTTTCAACCAACCTAAAGGACTTTAAATGAGTCGTAATTCCCGTAGTAATAGAAAGCGTGAAGAAGTTAAGCCACCTAAAGCTGAAAAGTTTGTAGCGGCTGCCAAAAGAGAGATAGCATTAGCCCCAATCCAAGCCATGAACGATAGACAGGAAGAGTATATCCAAGCTATCAAGAACTATGATTTGATTGTAGCTACCGGCTATGCCGGAACCTCCAAAACATTTATTGCGTGTTGCATGGCTGCAGACGCATTTAAATCAGGACGTATTTCTAGAATAGTATTAGCTAGACCAGCTATGTCGTCAAGCAAAGGTCTTGGTTTTACTAAAGGGGATACTAATGAGAAAATGATGCAATGGATTATGCCTATGCTATCTGTTCTTTATATGAGATTGGGTAAACCAGTTGTCGATCTGGCTATCATGGATGGGAACATCACATTACAGCCGTTGGAATCTATTAAGGGTATGAGTTACGGGAAACATACTTGGGTTATCGCGGATGAGTGTGAGGATTGCTCAATCGAAGAAATTAAATCAATTGTCACTAGAGCTGGTGGTGCCAAGATGGTTTTATGTGGTGACGTTACACAAAGTTGTTTGCCGAAGGCAAATGGTTTGTCCACTTTGATGCAACTAGTAGACAATAACGAGAACTTGCAACAATATGCAACTCACATCGATTTTGATGAATACGATCATATCGTTAGGGGTCCATTGTGTAAAGGTCTTATTATGGCGTATGACTCTATAGGACATTAATATGGATAGTAAACAAACAGAGATAAAACCATTCTTAGTAAGAGGCGTACCAAATGGTATCAGATATACTGTAAATATTGATGAGGAATTCGTTGATACTAAGCAGTTTGATGATATTGTAGCTATACTTGAGGAGGCTGAGGAAAACGATGTATTTACCATGAATATATCAACTGTGGGGGGAGCATTACATGCTATACTTCCTCTACTTGGGGCTATGAATAACGCTAGATGTCATGTACACGTACATGCAATGTCTGATGTTGCTAGTGCCGGAACCCTTCCTTTGCTGCGTGCTGACAGCATTAGCATCAACGAATTCGCAACTGTAATGTGCCATCAAGTACAATTTGGTAGCGGAGGGCCTGGTAATAATGTAGCTAATCACGTGAACCACACCATGTCTTTAAGCAATAGACTAACTAGAGACATCTATAAGGACTTCTTTACAGAAGAAGAAATTGATAGAATGCTATCTGGTACTGATTTCTACATGGACGACATAGAGTTTATGGCTAGATGTAAGAAACGTAATGAAATTAGAGAAGCTTCTGCTGCTCCTTTAGAAGAGGAGGAATCAGAATAAGAAAAAGCCCGTTAAACTAAATGTTTAACGGGCTTTTTGTTACTCGGCTGGTTTATCCTTCTTAGGGGCTCCCCCTGTGTCTGGATTGGTTGCCGAGCCTGCTATGTTGGCTGGGATTCTAATCTTATCCATATCCTGACCTTCTACTGCAGGCAATCTCAACTCAGCTCTAGCTTCGTTAGGCTTCTCAATACCACCGTTTACTAGTGATGAATGGTAAGCTGCTACGTCCTTCATATCTGGTTGCAGTGCCGATACATTGGCTTGGATTGGGCTAATATCGAACCCGAAGAACCTTTCCATTGCAGATGTGTACTTATTAACTATAGGTAGGATTGTTTCTAGATAGAACAATCTTAGGTTCGGGCTAATGTTAGCGTTGTTTCCGCCATCAATAAGAACCTGTGGAACTCCTAAAGCTGTAAGAATTTTGTAATCGTGTCTAGTGATAGAGTTATCGAAGTCTAAGTCTTGGAAGGATACGTGGAACATTTCCTTAAGCTTGAGCCCGTTGTCTACGATCATCGGACTGCGTGCTCCGCCTTTAGGGTTGTAGTTCTGTTTCCATGTATTGATAGTACGTACTTTAGCTTGCTGTGATAGAGTATTCTCAGTCTCTAAAATTAACCCTGGTATAGCACCGTTCTCGAAGAAAGATTCTTGGAACTGTTGCATCTTATACAGGGTATTAATAGTTCTAAGGCTAGATGCCAATCTACTATCAGCGCGGTAAATACTTTTGCGAGATACGTCACTAAAATAGAACACTTCGTCTGGTCTAAACACGATTTCGTTCATGTATCTAAAGCATTTGATGTGTGTCTTTTCATCAGGCTCAATAGTTACTTTAGATGAAGGCAAGTGATACATGTATCTACCATCAAAGTAGATGAACGCATTGCCTTCTAAAATAAAGTCCATGAAGATATTAGTTCTGAACTCTTGTATAGATTGATACGGATTAGGTTCGAAGTTAATAAGTTTCTCAAGGGTCTTGAGTCTTATACCATTAACAACACCATCGGTAACTTTATCTTTTACGTCATAATCGAAACTAGCCGCGCCAGAGACGATCATACTAGTTCCTCTATTTACGGATTCAAGACGTTCGAAGGCTTGAAAAACTGTTGTTATTGCATATGAGCCCACTGAAGACCCCTCCGAGCGTGCGATACTCTCTTGGGCTCTGTTCTCCTTGGTGAACCAATTCATTGGGTTTAATTGTTTCAATTCCATTATGTTTATCCTTTTGTTTTAAAACCCATAGGGTTTGCTTTTGTGCTGAACT